TTATATTCCGGCCACTTTATTGTGGGGCATCTGTGGGGCATTAAAGTCAAAATCTGAGTTCAGCAGAGCTACCTGGTCGCCGTTTTGTTCCGCCATCCATTTACCATAGACGTTGAAAACCATCTGGGCATTTGTATGCCCCATCTGGTTAGCAATGAAGCTAGGGTTCGCGCCCGCACTCAATGCCCAGCAGGCAAACGTATGGCGAGATTCATATGCTTTCCTGTGCCGGATACCTGCTCTTTTTAACAGGTGATTCCATGATGAGGCTATCGACCCGGGTATGTAGCAAATGCTTTTGGATGGATAACGCGCCGAGACATTCGGATTGAATACAAAGGTACATAAGTCTGTTCTTTGCTTCCCGAACTCCCTCAGATGAACAACAATTTCGTGCTGCTCTTTCATGCGGGTAAACTGCATCTGACTTTTCAGTGCCTCTATAGCTGGCTTGGTGAGGTTAATTGTCCTTATGCCGCTTTCCGTTTTGGGTGGAGTGAAGTGATCAGAAATTGCCAGATTTCTGTTGACCTTGATGGTCCATTTCACGGTATCTACGTCCTCCCAAGCTAACGCACAAATTTCACCATGACGCATGCCGGTACTTACGGCCAGAACCCAAAGATTGCTGATCTGCTGGTGATTAGTAGCATGAAGCAAGCGCATAAACTCTTCTTTGGTGAGCGGGTCAGGCTCTGATTTTGATTTCCTGAGTGGACGAATATCAGATATGACCGAGCCATTTGTGTAACCATTGCGCTCCGCAAACTTAAGCATCTCGAGCATCACAGCCATATAGCCGTTCACAGTTCGTACAGTTCTCCCTTTTTTGTGGGAGCGCTCAAGAGTTTTACCGATAAGCTGATAGCCAGTTAGAAGTTCATGCCTGAGAGACATGAGATCCTCGTGGGTAAGTGCTGAAATGGGCATCTCATCGTCCAGAATGCGAAGGCACATTTTCACGTACGACGTATACCGCATATGGGTGTTCTTCGCCAAAACCGTTTGCTTCAGAGCCAGCCATTTGTAAGCCAGTTCTGAAACCGACGTCTTTAGTTTGCGATCATCATTAACCTGAGCTCGCGGTGAATTAGGGAACTGGTCGGTATAGTCGAATGTGCCTGTCCTGATGGCGTAGCAAATCGAAGTCCTCAACTCTCCAGCTATCTTTCTGTTTTTGGGGGTATCGGGAACGCCAAGACTTTCACGAACCCTCTCCCCTTGATACATGAACCACAGGCGCAATGAGCCCCCGTGATTCTCTACCCCGGTTGGATATTTAGACATGCCTTTTCCTCGTTGTTAAACGCAGGGCTATTTAAGCAGATTTCTGACGCGGGATCGCCGGGCGTTGCTTTTCAACCCAGTTATCGACTTCGAAACGGTTGTAGAGGATAGGTGAGTTGTCTTTAGGCTGAAGGTCTCCGGAATAGTGCTTATACTCGCGCCCCTCAAGCCAGCTTTTTTCACGGGCCGACTTGATTGCATGCTTTGTCAGCCCGGTTAATGCAATCAGTAGTTCTTCTGATACCCATTTGTTGGGCACCAGTTGGATCGTATCGCTCATGAGTGTCTCCAGGCAAAAAATAACCCGGCGCGGGGCCGGGCAAAAGGGATAACGTGGCAGTGCTTTCGCACCCAATAGCCAGCTCATAACTGGCTATCAGTTGCGTCATTGCAAAAGGCCCAGGTCGTAGTTGAGGTTTTCAAGACATTCCCGGTCCTGTTCGAAGCAATAATCCCACAGCTCCTGATCGTGCCATTCACGAACCAGTTGCCACTTCCAGCCGCCGTCATGCTTCACTCGGCGGACCTTTCGCTTAACGACGGCGTCCTGGTCGAAAATAACCCCCCAGCCAGAACCAATCCCGTTGCGCAGCACATCCAGGTCAACCTCAATAACGCGGAACAGCTTCGGTAATTTCGGTAACTCTTCAATGCGCATAATCTCTCCTTACGCCGCGCGCTGGGCGCGCAGCTTCTTCAGGTGTTCTGCTGTTTCGATTTCTTTGGCGATCCGCTCGGCCTGTGCTTTGGTCAGCGGCTCGAATTCATGCTGAAAGCGGCCCATGCTGGCGATGCAGGTGCGACCGTTTCTGATGTAGTGGATGACTTCGTGGGAAGAGCGGAGGATTTTGCAGGGCGCGCCGTGGGGATCGGCGTACCAGGTATTAGGCTGGATTATCCTGAACATTGGGCACCACCTTAAATTCGATTACCCAGACCCAGGGGTTGGCCTGCCAGTTTTCTTCCCCGTAGATGGACTTCCACAGATCTTCCCACACCTGAAAGCCATAAGTGGCAGGGCGGAAGTCGTAAAGACCACAGCCGATTTCTTTACAGATATCCCCAAGGGTAATGGCCTGCAATCGCTCAACTCGCACACCGGTAATTTCCAGCATTAGGCGACTGGCCCAGCGCGGCATATGAATTGATGGACGCCATCTTCCTTCTTCCGGCCAGTCTGCAGGTGGCGTAGCTCGGTAAGCCATATCGTGGCTATCTTGGTCAATGTTGTAGCGTGCCCAAGTCTCCCGCACCCAAATACGATCACCTGGTTTACCGTGTGGACTGTTTCTGTAATTTCCCGCCGATAACTCACCAGCCAATTCATTGCCAGATAATTCGCACATTGCATCTCTATCAATGTGTGGGACCTTCACTGACCGCCGCGTCTGCGTCTTCCGGCCGTCGAGGATGGCGCGAACCATCTCGGCGTTAAAAATCATTCCGCGCTCTTTCACTGGATCCCCCTCTGCTTATTCTTGAGTTCGATATCTTCCTGGCAACTGGCGCACGTCTGGCAGCCGGGAACGGCAGCGCGGCGCAGCTCGGGAATTGGCTCGTCGCATTCTTCACAATGCTCAGCTGATACGGCGTTACGGTCGATGCGGTGAGCGGATAGGGCAGCGTTACGCTGAAGCTCTTCAATCTCTGCTGCGGTATCGATGATGTCCATGGTCAATGCTCCCTGAACTGTCGGTTAATTCGGTTGAAGGTGAACGCCAGCAATAAAAAGGGAGCTTTAAGCTCCCGGGTGATTAGTGCCTTCATGCTGCACCGCCTTCATTCTTCTCGGCTTCTACCGCCATCAGCTCAAGCCGTCGTGATAGCTCGGCGGCCAGCGTCTGGAATTCTTCTTCGGTAGCCACCGGGATCGGCACAAAGCGAATCCCGATGTGTGCGAGGTTGTTGGCGATTTCGAGGCTCTTCCTCAAATCAACGGGTGAGGCTCTGTTCATGCGGCGCGTTCCTCTTCCTGGAAGATAATTTCCATTTCCAGCTTCTCGGCCAGGGCATTCTCCGCTCGGGCACCAGCGGAGTGCTCCCAGCCTTCAAGCATGTAGATAGCATCAGCACAGCGAAGCATAGACAGGCAGATGTCCATGTACTCGGCCTGGGTTAATCCATCTGGTAGACGGGCGGGATTCAGAACAATATGGCCTTTCGACCAGAGATGAAAATGCGCATGGTTAAAAGCGGCACGGTTAAAATTAGGTAGGCCGCTCATCGGCCCGGCAATATAAACTTTCACGATTCCACTCCGAAGCGGCGATTAAGCCGCCCTGTGTATACGACGAACTCCAGGAGGCTAACTCCCAGAGCTTCAATTTTCTTGTGATGCTTGTTGATGATGGGAGGCACCGTTTCGTTCCAGTTTGGCTTTGGCTTCTTGCGCATGGCCTGCTGTATTTCCTCGGTGCAGCGGCGGCAGGCGGAACGGATGGCGTTGTCTGTTTCTGACGTCATGCAGCCTCCGTTTTCACAACATCAATGGCGCATCCGGGCAGCAGTTCCACCGCGGAGGTGGCACACTGATTTCCCCAGTGATCCCAGCCCGGCGCCGCGCTGCGGCTAAACAGCTCAATGCGCGGAACATCTCCGTAAAGCAGTTCCAGTCGGTGGCGCACTTCCCACGGCTTTTCGCTGTGCGCTCCGAGCAGGCTATATACCACCTGCTTAATCCCTGCGTGCTTTCGTTCCAGCCCGGCGCCGCGGGTGGCAATCAACAGGTCTTCTGTATTGGCCCGGGTGTGATTGCCGCCGTTCATGCGCGTCTCGGCGTTAAGCAGATCGAGGAAATCGTAAAAGTCGGTTACTTCACCCTCGGCCAGCGCCTTGTTGATGCGCAGCTCGGCGTTCTGATTCAGCTTCACCCAGGTAAAGCCCTTCATCGTACGAACGTTAAAACCCCAGGCCTCGGCCAGCTCGATAGCTTCCTGGTTGTGCGTGCCGGTGTACCACATCGCCAGCACTGCATTTTCGGCGGCAAGTTCCCACACTGGCAGGCGCTTTATGTCGATGAGCTTCATGGTGGAGTAGTGGTCGGCAGCGGCGCCGTTGCTGATGGTGTTGCCGTAAGACCAGGGCGGATCGACATACAGAAGTGAGTATTTAGCTGTCATGCCGCCTCCTGCCTTTCCCGATATTCCTCAGCGAGCCGCTGCGCCTTTAATGGATTGCTGACCACTTCACCCCATGGCATTAGCCAGCCGTTACCAATGAAGGGAAGGCGCAGTGGGCCAACCCTGATGTCGTCGTGAGCGTGAGTCATAGGATGGACTCCATTTCGTCGATGTAGAGGCCCTGAGCAATCAGGCGACGACGGCGGGCCGCACGTTCAATGCATTCCTGCCGCCTTCCTTCCTGCGATTGCTCTATGGCGCGCCGGGTGAACAGCCGCGATTTACCCTGCGGCGTTACGACCTTTGGCTTGCTGGCCAGGCTAAATTTCCGGTCGCAGATGCCGTCGTCGTTGATCCATTTTTCCGACTCAACGATCTGCGCTATCTGTCCGGTACCGCGGGTAATGCCGTTGGCGACCCGGTTAAATTCGATGAGCGTTACGCCAAACTTCTCGGCAATTTCGCTACCGGTTACCGGGCGGCCGCGGGTCTGAATCATCCAGATAACGCGCTCACGGAGGCCGGAAAATTGCCCGGTGCGCCCGGGCCTGCGGTAGAAGGGTGTGCGTTTCATTTCCACTGTTCCCCGAACGTGAAGCCGATTTCCGCCAGCGCCTCGTCCATCTTCTCAATGAACTCCGGCACCATTTCGTTGAATTCGGTCATGTACTGCGGATCCCGCTCAACGACGACGTGGTGAATGCCTTCGCGTTTCATGCGTGGGTCGTAGTTGGCAAAGAACCAGGCGTCTTTTCCGGTCACCCACATGCTGTACTGTACCTGGGCCATGTACTCGGACTTAATGGCCTCAAAACCGCCGAGGCGGAATTTCATAAAGTCGCGGGAGGTGAACGGGCATTTCAGCTCAAGGCCGAACCCGTTACTGCAAAGGCCGTCAGGGGAGCACGCGGTGCGCATGCTCTCGTCACGGAACAGGATCGGAGACTCCGTGACTTTCACGTCGGTGGTGAACTCGAAGAGAGTGCGGGCGTCTTCCTCATACTGCTTCCCCCAGGCCAGTGCCCTCGCGTTAACCTCTGGCGCTACGCCAGTGCATACCTCGGCGAGCAGAGTGTGGAAGTAGGACATCTTCATGCCCGTCCATTTGGTGCCGGAGCGAGGCTTGGAAATGACGTTATGCACTTCAGAGGCGGTAATGACGCCGAGGCGCAGCCGGTGCCACGCCTCATCGCCCTGTTGAATAGTGGTTACGTCAATGCCGGTACGGGACAGGATAATTTCTGGTGTCATGCTGCCGCCTTAGCCCTTTTCTGAAGGAAACCAAACCCTTTCTGCGCCTCTTCTTCAGTGAGCTCTGACGCCTCAAGAATTTGCCGTTTGAAGATGTCGCTGCACAGTGGGAGGAAGTCTTTCTCCCAGTCTTTATCCAGGGTCGTTAATAGATCGGTGATCGCCTGAAGCGTTTCTTCGCTTGCTGCTGGTGGAAGCGCTTCAGTGGTGCTGCGCGGCGTGACGTCACGGATATCTACGTCCAGTGATTTACCTTCCATTTCTTCAGCGGTAGGCTGCTGTCCAATCTCAGGCCATGCCTTACGCAACGCCTGGGCTTCCGCGCATTTCGCTAGCTGTCCGTATGGGCGCTTTTTCCACATCGCGTTCGGCGCCGTGGTGTCGCGGCCGCCGGTGGCGTAGTTTTCAATCCAATATTCTTTGGCGCTGAACTCGACGATCTCGCCGCTGGGCATGCGCTTGTAGACGGTGTATTTGCACCACTGAGGGAAGGTCACCTCTACACCAGTAAGCGTCTGAGTTACGTCTGGACCGAACTCTGGTTCGCGGGCCCCGGCATAATCGCCGGAGCGGTCCGCCTGAATGCGGTAAAGCCCGATGCCCGGCATGACCACGTCGCGCCATTCGCTTTTACCCGTTCTTGAGTCTTTGACGCTCATCGGCACGAGGTGAACGGGCTTCAGCAGTGGATCCAACTGGCGGGCACGGCAGTAATCGAGCGCCATCATTACCGATTCGTCTTTGGCACCAGGGTAGATACTGTTCTTCAGCGCGCTCCAGGTAGCGACGTCGATACCTTTTTCCGCCAGCGCACTCGCCGTGATTGTTAATTCGTTTGCCATCGTTAATCCCCTCAAAAATTAAAACGGGCAGCCGGTACGGTGATCCCAGTCGTATTCCGCCTGGGCGTAAGCAACTGCCGAAATGAAATCGTTGTAGGCCTCGCCAGCTTTATCGCTGCGAAGTCCTTCGTATGGGCTGGAGTCAATCGGGACCGAGAAGTGGAAAAGGCCGGAAGGCTCTTTTGGCATCATGTCGATGATTTGCTGCGCCCGGTCGTCGATCCACTTCTCTTTCTCGTCGTCGAGTTGCTGTTCAACCCAGCGCCGATCTTCGATGCGGTCGTAAGTGAGGTATGCGTTCATGGTTGCCTCAGTAATGAATTTTCGCGCAGGGGATCAGGTCATCCTTCAGAGCGGTGAGCACTTCGATAGCCTGTTCGCGGGTTAAGCTGGTATTGCTGGTGAGCGCGTTAACGATGTTGGTGCCGACCGTCTTGCGGTGCTTCACGTCAGCTTCACGTTTTGCCTGTTCGTCGGCGATACGCTTCTCTTCGGCCAGGCGATTTTTTTCTTTTGCTTCAGCCTCGCGAAGAATGCGGTCATTTTCTTCTTGCTGTTTTTGAATAGTCTCAGCGTTAATCAGGAGCTGTTTGATCTGCGCAATTGCCTGCTGTTTGGCATTTTCAGCCGCACCCATCAATGAGCCAAAGCGCTCATCAATAGGCCACGACTCAGTCTCAGCCAGCGTGTCTTTAATGCACTGGATTGTTCCACCCTGGCGAACACCTAAACGCCCCGACTGAGCGATGATTACCTGCTGCTGAATGCCGCTGATTTCACTAAGTGCATCCTGGTGCTGCTGGCGTTCACGGTTGGCTTTTTCTTCTGCATCACGAGTGGCTTTTTCAGCGGCTTCGCGTTGCAGTTTCTCATCTCGTTCACGCTGTGCCTGTTCCGCCTGGCGGCGCTGCTCTTCGCGGTCACGGTCAAACTTGTCATTCATCAGCAGGGCCATTTCATGGTCTGCTTCGATCTTGGCAGCCAGTTCCTGATCGAACTTGATGTTCATTTCCAGAGCTTCGGCGTGCAGCGCGTTCATGGCTTCTTCAGCCTTGATGCGTTCCTGCTCGGCTTCCCATTCGGTGAGTGGGCGGCGGGTCGCATCGCGCAGCTCGTCACAGGCATCAACGAAACGCTTAATTTCGGCCTCAGCAGGGCGCACAGCCTCTTTCAGGCGCTTCAGGTACTCGCGGCCCGGCTTTTCGATTGCCGTCTTGCTGCGGGATACCTGCGCCGCCAGAGAGGCAACGCGGTCACGGCCTTTCTTCGTGGACAGGTCCGGCACTTCGTTTACTGCCTGGCGGATTTGCTCGAGATAAGCATCAAGTCCGCCCGCTACGTAAAGCACCGGCGCCTGTTCCGGCTTGATTTCGATGACAGTTAAGTCCGTTACTTCGCTCATGGTTTCTCCTGAAATTTGGATGTGCAGATGCCGCCTGCATTGAGCCAGGCCGATCGGTTGAATAGGGGGTTAGGCTGTTTTTCTATGCCACGGATAACCGATGGCAACCTTCATTTCGTCGTAGGCTGCCATCCACATAGCTCCATCACCGATAAACAGGGCAATGGCAGCTTTGCTCTGCGCGGCGCGCAGCAGGTGATGATTGATCATGCCTTCACCTCAACCTGCTTCAGGAGGCCAGCGATATGCATCTGCCAGCGGTTCAGTGTGACCTGCTCTCGCGGATTGGTGAGCGACGTTAACCGCCATTCGTTATTGTTCAGGGCGCATCGTTTGACGGTGTACTGCTTGCCGTTGTGGGTTACTGTCATCATTCGCCATGCTCCGTGCCACCAATGAAGCGCTCTGGCATTTCATCGAAAATCTGCATGCTCAACACAGCCACCTTTCCGTCTCGTAACGGGAACGCATATTCCTTTTTCACAACGTAGAGGTGGTCAGCGGTAGCTCTCAGAACCATATCGGTAACATCTGATTTCTTTCCAACCCAGCAGCTTTTGACTGGGTTAATTCGTCCTTCGAAAATTGTTCCAGTTAGTGGACTGGCGCCAATCATCTTTACAGTGCTCATAAATCCTCTTGGCCTTATCGCGGCGAACGGAACGGTTAATACAAGACTTCAACGCATTTATTCAGTGTTTCAATGGGCGGTGGATGGCCGCCGGTTGTCATAAATGGGCAGACTCGAAAATCTGCCTATGTATGGCCGATAAAAAACCCGCCGGAGCGGGTTATTCAGGGTGATTGAGCATTGCCCAATGCGTTACTTCCTGAGGTGCATAGCGCTTCTTAAATGCGCCGTTTGTGTAGATCCAAAAATCATCTTCCTGCAACTTTCCAAACTCATAATCACCATCCACAAAAAGCAGTAGCAGTCGATTTTTCAGCGGCTGCCTTTCACTACACTTAATCCACTCCATCGTCTTACCCTCTGTCGTTACCCGCTGACTGGCGTAAAAAAGTCCGCCACTGGCAGCCTTAATCAATTTCTTCAATCGTGATTTTGCAAACGATGGCGAACCGCTTAACCGGATCACCATCTGCGTCCTCTGGGCGTGCATATGAATCGCGTGTCATCAGATAACTGATGATGTCGCTAACCTCTGACATGTCAGGACGCTTCGTAAACAGAGCATCAGCACCAATAATTGCTATTGTCTCTTTCATACTTCACCTCATATGATTTGCCCGCTGATGCGGGAGAAATGCTTTGGTGGTGAGTTGCCGGCATTACGACTGCCACTATGTGGGAGTATCCGGCCGCCTTCGCGTCATCCTAAAACTCACCCCAAAACATTCCAGTTACGCACCATTGCCGCTCCCCCTGAGCCCGCCGGGCGTCCGACGCATGGTTTACTGTCGCGCCGTTCGACTGACCGAATCTCCACTCCGCCGCTGGCTAACTTCGCTCAGCTGTCGATGTTTCGTTTCGATGGATTAAAGATACAGATAAAACTGTATTAGCGTCAACAGACAAAACTGTATTTAATGGCGTAAGAAACATATGTTTCTGTATTTGCTGGTAATTTATTTTGTAATGGCGAAAAAAAACCGGCATTAGCCGGTTTATTCCGATGTTTGAGAGGTGGGTTTAGCGTTTGCGGCGGTAAATACGGTGCTCAATCATTACACCGATAATGGTTAAAGGCTGGTGATCGCTGTTAATGACAGGGTAGTCGTCATTGAGTGGGACCAGTTCAAAGTGCTGGCAGCCGAGAGGGTCTACCCATGTCGGGCGGTATTTCTTGAAGGTCGCCTGTGTTCCGCCGTTCTTCGCTACAACAAATTCGCCAGGGGTTGGTTCAACCTCAGGATCGACAATAATAACGTCACCAGCTTTGAAGTCAGGCTCCATTGAGTCGCCTTCAATGCGCAACGCAAAAGTGTGCTGGGACACATCCAGATCAGTGAGGATGTATTCAAGGCTTCCATCGAAAGCCTCGATAGGGTTTTTCTCAGCCAGTGCTCCTGCCTGTACGTAGCTTATCAACGGAACTCTCCTGCTGTTGACCTCTGCCATCGGCATAAACGCGCCGCCGTTCATTAGCCAATCAGCATCGCATTTAAGCGCCTTGGCTATTCCAATTATATTACGTGGCTTGAGAGTTTTCCCATCTTCAATGCTCTGCCATGACTGCTGCCGGATACCGGCCTTCTCAGCAGCTTCTGTCTGGGTTAATCCCAGCTCAATTCTTTTTTGTTTAACGCGATCCGCAAGGCTCATAAATCCCTCTCTCTGTATGCCTTGATAGTCACAGTTAAAACTGTAATTGACAAACAGAAATAACTGTCACAGAATACAGATAAAACTGTGGAGGTGATATGGAAACAATTTCTCAACGCCTCAAGCAAAAACGTGAAGAGATGAATCTGTCTCAGGACCAGTTAGCAAAACTGGCTGGTATGAAACAGCAATCACTTCAGGCCATCGAGGCCGGGACTACTAAGCGTCCACGTTATTTGGTTGAGCTGGCTCGGGCTCTCAAATGTGAACCTGAATGGCTTCTTTTTGGCGATGAGCCGAATAAAACAACAGCCGCTTAACGGCGGCCCTAACCACGAAAGGGAAAGCAATGCATTCACTTGCGTATCAACAAGGTAACAAATTTTCGCCAACGGCGATGATTTACCAGAATCGCCGGGAGCCTGATTCCACGGCGTTAAACATCGATGGGATCCGCGCAGCTGTTCGCGCCTGGGCAGCTGACTGCCGCAGCCGTGAATTTGTCGCAGCGCTGATTGTTGAAGAGTGGCGGGCAACCGGCGGCACAGGTCTTGATATCCCGACCGACTCTCACCGCCAGATGCAGAAGGTTTTCCGCTGGATCGACGGCGACACCGAATATGCGGCCAACAACATTCGCCAGCTGGCATCGGCAATCATGTCCGTCCTGCCGCTGGAGTATCGAAACCGCCTGGCGCCACAGAACGACACGATGTCGCTGATCGCATCCGCGATGAAAGAGTGTGCCGAAGCTAAACAGGCCGTACTGCTGGACGCTCCAGAGCATCAGAAGCTGAAAGAGGTAAGTGAAGGTATAGCCTCGCTGTTCCGCCTCATGCCGGAGCAGGTAGGGCCGTTGATGACGATGGTCACTTCGATGCTGGGGGTTATGTGAGAACTACAGAAATGGCGAAAGCCGGTCTGCGCGAACAGAACCGACTTTCAGGTGCAACAAACGCTAGTCAATTGCGAGGTCATTATGACAAACGCTAATCCAAAACGCCAGGCGCAGGAGGTTTAACTGTGTCGAACGTCGCTTACGCAAATTTCGCGGCGCATTCCGCCGCCAGGAGCAACCGGATGGAGAACCAGAAAACCGGATTCATCCCGTTGTACCGGAGTGTTCTTAAGCAAACCTGGTCGAAGGACGTCTTCCTGCGCACGCTGTGGGAAAACCTGCTGCTGTGTGCTGCTCGACAGCCATATACAGCAAACTTCAAGGGGCGCAAATGGCCGCTGCAAACCGGACAACTGGTCACCACCTCAGCCGATCTCGGGCTGAATTTATGCGACAGGGAAGGGAAGCCATGCAGTCGCCACGCCGTAGACAGGATGCTTGATGTTTTCGAGCGTGAAGGGATGATTTCTCGCTCCGGAGAGAAGCGAAAGGGCTCTGTGATAACCATCACAAATTACGCTGAATATGCTCAAAAAATGGACGATTTACCCGAGCGTATCACCGCGCATATCTCCGCGCTTAATGCCGAGCATGGCGAATGCAGTAATGGCGCGGCTTCGGAAGGTTATGCCGCGCATAACGGAGCGCATTTACCCGAGCGTTTCACCGAGAATCATGAACAACAATGTAATAACAACAATAAAAACATTAAAAGATCTTCGTCCGAGAATTCTGACGAATCCTCTGACGCACGCCTGAAGAAATTTTTATCAGCTCATCCAGAAGCTGCGGTTTACACCCCATCCGGTGCGAAGTGGGGATCGGCTGAAGACCTCGAGATCGCTAAGTGGATTTCCTCCAGGGTGAAGCTGATTAACCCAACCTGCAAAGCCCCGGACATGACCTCCTGGTCTAACACCGTTCGCCTGATGCGCCAGATAGACAACCGGTCGCACCAGGACATCTGCGCGCTGTATGACTGGGCAAGCAAACACCACTTCTGGCAGACCAACATCCTGAGCCCAGAAAGCCTGCGTAAGCAGTGGGACAAGCTGACAATGCAGCGTAATTCTGGAGGCGAGCAGCGCGCAGCTAAGCCGGATCTGGACTTCAACAACACTGACTGGGCCTATGAGGTGATTCGATGAAATCTCTTGCAGAGCAGATGCGTAACCACGACCGGGAGCAGATGAGCCGCATGGCCCATAACCTGCCAGAGCAGTATCAGGAACGCGCACCGGTCGAGCAGGTGGCTCAAGTGTTCAACGGGCTGTTCAACCAACTGCGTGCCGCGTTCCCGGCCAGCATGGCGAACTTCCGCACCCAGGACGACCTGAACGAATTCCGCCGTCAGTGGCTGCTGGCGTTTCAGGAGAACGGGATCCACTCAATGGCGCAAGTCGATGCAGGTATGCGCATTGCCCGCCGCCAGGAGCGCCCATTCCTGCCGTCGCCGGGCCAGTTCGTCGCCTGGTGCAAACAGAGTGGCGGGGCGCTGGGAATCAACGTTGACCAGGTGATCGCCGAATACTGGGACTGGCGTAACCGTTCGTTTGAATTCACCTCCAGTGAGCATTTCCCCTGGTCGCAGCCGGTCATGTACCACATCTGCGTTGAACTGCGCCACCGCAGCACAGAGCGCCAGTTAACTCATGGTGAGCTGGCGCGCGAGGCAGGTGATCTGCTGGACATGTGGGAGAAGCGCGTCACCGAGGGTAAGCCAGTGCCGCCGGTACGCCGGGCGATTGCAGCCCCGGCTACCGAGCACGGGCCGACTCCGATCCAACTGCTTCAGGCCAAGTACAACCGCAACAAGTCGAACGGGATGGTGTGAGATGAAAGGCAAACAGGCAATTCTGCGTTATCTCGAAACGCACCGGACCTTCACCGCGAAGGATGTGGCCACAGAGTGCGGCATGACCATCAACTGCATCACGAAGAACGCTATCGATCTGGAGCGGGCAAGGAAGATTGTGCGCGTGAGCAAGGTATGGCGAACGGTGACTTACCGCCTGGCCACGCAGGAAGAGCAGGCTGGTACCGCTCGCAGTTGCACCAACGGAATATTTCAGGAGTGCCGGAACAGTCCGGCGATGAAGCGAGTATTGATGGTTTGGGGGAGGGTAGGGGTATGAGTATTAAAAATTTGGTCGAAATGATAAAGCACAACGGTCTTCTGGCTTCAATGGCTCAGCTTGAAAAGCTGTATCAGGTTGCAATCGAGAACGAGAAGAAGCTTGCCGAACTTGAAGCTCATCGAGCGGCGTTGGCTGCGGAGAATGCGCTTCTGAAAAAATCGGAGCCAGCACCATTCAGTAAACTGATGATGGAGGCGCTTGATGTTTATCAGGCGGGCGCTGATGAAGTGCCGGAGCTGGCAATGCTGAGTGCATATAAAAAACTGCGAGATGGGCTAAAAATCCCAGCTACCGACGCTTTCCTGGCTGAAGTGCGGGTGCAGGCCCACAAGGAAGGCGCTCACTTTGTTGCTAACAGGATGCTGGCCGCATGGGAGGCTGGGTTTATCGATGACACGGCGAAGAACGCGGCAGACATCGCACGGATGATTCTCACATCTACAGAGTTTATGGCTGATGCTCCCGAAGGCGATTTCGATCGCTCGTTCGCTGATGGAGTACTCGAAGACATCGCTGCCCAGCTTCGCAAAGGAGTGCAGTCATGAGCAAGCAAAATTACGTTATCACCAGCACGAATGAATTCAATGAAAAGACAGCCTTTGTTGACCATGACGGAGATCTGGTAATTGAGCATGACGAGCAAAGCGTCATCGTCGACGTTGAGCAGGCAAAACAGTTGATAGCAATTCTGGAAAAGTTCACTGAAGGAGCCTCCCAATGAGCAACATCGACAAACTGAAATCAGCCGCAGCGAAAGCGGTCGATAACTTCGACCCGAATATGTTCGTGGAAACTCGCGATGTGCTGGCGCTGCTGGATGAGCTGAAATCCAAAGACAAGCAGATTGCAGATTTGAAGGAGGCGTTCAGCATTGCATTGTCTGCTGCTGGCGTCGATGTCCCCGCCGCAGCCGCCAAAGGAGAGTGAGCATGGCTGACAAATGCCTCCGCTGTGTAACCGGGATGATCGGCGCGACGAAGATTTATCAGGGCGACTGGGAGCAAAGCATGACCTTTTTTGAAAAGAAGATCGCCGACTGGAATGAACGCACGCGTCATTATGCGATCCCTCATCCGGGCTTTGCCAATAAGTTTAACCATTGCCCCATGTGCGGCAGAAAGGTTGAGGACTAATCTATGACATTAACCAAAGAATGGCTTCGGAAGACAATCGCGGAGCTTGAAGAAGAGCGCGATGCTGTGCCCGGCGTTGTAAACGTAGATGCGGGTATGGCGCTTGCTGCGATGAAGCTGGCGCTGGCATCGCTCGAAGCGGAGCCTGGCGTGAATCATCAACCAGTGGCTTGGCAGTACAAGGAGTATGTATATGTCAGCGGGCTGGGCTACCTATGGCGAGAAAAGTTGGACTGCGAATTTCCTGGGGCTGAGTGCGAGACGCTAAAGGACGTCGTGCCGCTCTACACCGCCCCTCCAGCGCCGGTATCTGTGCCTGATGAACTGCTATCAGCAATGGAAGAAGTTCTGCGTATCTCAGACCGTGATCACGACGCATGGCACAAGGCTAAGGCCGGCATCTTATCCTGTCGCGCCGCCATGCTTCAGGGTGCCGATGAAAAACCTGAGCTTACTGTCTGGTATGGCTCAATGCCTGAGAGCAATGGTAAGGCTAACTGGACAGCAATTCTTCATCGCAAAGGCGAAGGCCGCTGCATGGATGGGTTCACCATTGACCGTTCTGAATACCCAGGCCGCGTACTCTATGCCGCAGATCGCGTCCGTTACCTCATTGGTGAGAAAAGTGAGCGCCCAATCATATTGGATTATGACGCTGAAGCGCACAGCGGATATGTGAAGCCTGGCAACTCTCCGGTGATTCCGGATGGTTGGGTTTTGGTGCCGATTGAGCCGACTTATCAGATGTGCGAGGCGATGGGTCTGCAATGGGAGAGCCCGCGATTTCCGGATCGCTATAAGGCGATGCTCGCCGCCGTTAAAAAATAGTCGTAATTTCTGCTAAAGTTTGGGCAATATAACCAGCACAGTAATTAGGGAGTCATTTATGCACGAACTATTTGTGCTGGTTTTGAGTACCTGTGCCAGCCTCAGCAATATGTCAGGTTGTTCTTTGGAAGTGGTGAACTTGAACACTGAAAAAGAACCGGTGAATGTCTTTTACAGCAGGAAAGACTGCGAAGAAAGCATGAAGAAAATCATGCTAAATCATGCCCAGTACTATGAAATATCAGGTAGAGAGCCATCAATGGCGAAGTGTGAAAAAATCTTTTTACCTAAGAATGTTAGTAAATAGTTAAAAAGCCAATGCGAATTTCATGAGGTTCAATAGGAGCTTGAAATGGAAGATTATCTGGTTTTTGGTTTAGGTCATGAAGGTGATATCCAAACGATGAAGCGGGACTTGATAAAATAAACGTGGTAACAAAAGCGGTAATGCGTTCAACAAATTCCAGTGAGCCAGTAGCTTACCAAATGACCCAGTTCAAAGAATTTAATGTTGTCAGGCAGCAAGCGTATGATGGTGAATACTACAACATAGCATGTGATGTTTTACCATCTCGATCGTGTTGATGCTGCAATTCGCAAATATCACCCAAAGAAATCATCCACGGTTTAGTAACCTTTGATTTTCTGGAATCAAGCAGCCATAATCATGTCATCGGAGCCTGAACAACTCCGGTGACTTCTGCGCATTTAAGGGGACTTAAATGCGACCACAATCTGAACTCCTCACCTTATCACAGATGCTTAGCGGCACCTGCGATTTCCTGCATTCTGCGTTACCTGTCGGAGGTGGCGTATGAAGCAGCACTACTGCATCGTTAACGACACCGTCAAAGACAACCTCATAGCGTACATTCGCACCCTGCCGGTGAACCCTCGTGCTCCGATGGTGGTCGAGGCCCGGGAAGAGACCCGTACAGACAAGCAAAATCGTTTGATGTGGCCGTTGCTGAAAGACCTGTCTGACCAGGTAGTCTGGCACGGTGAAAAGCTGACCCGCGAAGAGTGGAAGGACCTGATCACCGTCCTGGTGAATCAGACCCAGGACCAGGAGCAGAAATCCGCGCCGGGCATCAACGGCGGCCGCGTTTATTTCGGCGTCCGCACATCCAAATCCAGCAAGCGCTACATGGTCGACGTGATCGAGGCGATTTACTGGTTCGGAACCGACCGTGGCGTGAAGTTCTCCGAGGCGTCCAGTAATCGCATTGCCTGGGCGCAAGAGTGGAGGGCTTCCCGTGGGTAATCCTCTCGCACGCGTCATCACCAATGAAATCTTCCGCGTTCCTGCGCGCCGCAAGCGTAAGGCCGTGGTTAAGCCGTCCGACATCCCGACCTTGAAAGGCTACACCGCTCGCCTGGTGGATCAGAAATGGCTGCGTCTCGCGGCACGGAGGAGTCATGCGTGAACTAAAAGTTGGTGGTCTCGCCTTAATCATCAAAAGCAGAATTCCGGAAAATGTTGGCGCTACTGTGCGTCTTGTTGAGCATCTCGGAGTGATTAAAGGCGCCATTTCTGGCGAAGAATTTGAAGCGTGGAACGTCGAGTCCGCAAGCGGGAGTAATCTGAAGGGTTACATGCCTGGCGGGCTACTCATAGACTGGCCGACCGTCAATTGCCCTGCAAAATGGCTGTTGCCTATAGATGGTGGTGATTTCTCAAATGAGCGGGAATCAGGCAGGGAGAAGTCACATGCGTAAACCAACCCGTCGCACCTGCAAGGTCTGCAAAGAGAAGTTCACCGCTACCTTCGCCAACGTCTGGTGGTGCTGTCCTGAGCATGGCGCCATTTACGCACTGGAGCTGCGAGCTAAACAAAAGGTGAAAGAGGCAGCCAAGAGAATTAGGGAGCAGAAAGAGGCAGAGAAGGCAGGTCGCCAACGGCGCAAGGCCAAGCGCGATTCACTCAAGTCTAAATCTCAGTGGGATAAAGAGGCTCAATCAGCTTTCAATCGCTACATCCGGATCCGTGATGAAGGTAAGCCATGTGTCAGTTGTGGCAATCCACTCATCGGCAAAAGTAATTACCTGACTGGCAGCGCCATTGACGCCAGCCATTACCGCTCACGCGGCGCTGCCTCACACCTCAAATTCAACGTGTTTAACGTCCACTCCGCTTGCACCCGCTGTAACCGGCAGTTGAGCGGCAATGCCGTCGAGTACCGGATCCGACTGATTGAGCGTATTGGCCTGGAGCGTGTCGAGCGCCTTGAGGCTGACAACGAGCCGCGCAGGTTCGATATCCCATACCTTCAGCGCATCAAATCCATTTTTACACGCAAAGCCCGCGCACTGGAAAAACGCCGGGCCCGTCGACAGGAGGCCGCGTGAGCACCCATAACACCCTCGCTTTACTCAACTGGTACCGCTCAAAGCATGTCGCCGCGGTAAAGACTCCCGCGGGCATTGTATTCATGGGGATGCGTAACATCACGGCCGAGCAGCGAAGGACGCTTCTGGCAATCCCGCAAGTTGAGATCGAATCCGCGATGAGGATTCAGCAATGACTAGAGAGCAGATAGTCCGGTACCAGGCCGAAAGCGTTAAGCGCGCCAGCATGCCGCCAGTAGCAAAGCACAGCCAGACCAAAACCAACCAGCCACAGAAGGAAGCCGCATAATGAAACTGGAATTAACCAACGATCAGCATCAATGGGTAGACCAGTGGCTCCAGTTGTGGGGCGCATGGTGCCAGACCGGAAAGATTGATAAAGCGATGATCAACATGATTGCCAGATTCATGGCTACCGTTGAGCCCCAGCAAGCATCACGGCCGGTATGTAGTGATGATGACGGGATGCTTATCGATGCAGTCATTCGCCACTACCTGAAGAATGTGGATGAAAATGCCTGGCGGGTTATTTTCGCCTATTACGTTTGTAACTCCAGCGAGATACGAATTGCATCATGGCAGCATGCAGTAAGTAAGCCTCGCCTGATGAAGACTCGTGGCGGCAATCAGTATAAACACCCAAGCATCTCGACAATTCGCAGAGAGGTGAAGCAAATCATCAATGCTTCACTGTTCTGTTTATACCAGCCGCTGCAAAATGCGTTTAACGATCGAGAAAATGTGATGAAAATTGCAAATAAATCACACAACGTGCTTGCAATTTAATGAACAAATGAGCAAACTAATTCGTATATGTTGCCAGTGTTGTGTGTAACATGAATGAATTCGAAGCCTCGCCATTGTGCGGGGCTTTTTCGTTTCTGGGCCGGAAGCTCATTTGGTGTGAGCGGTCCCCTCATAAGGGAAGGGTAGACAGGTTCGAATCCTTCACGGCCCACCAATTTGCCTGTAGCTCAGAGGAAAGAGCAACCGCCTTCTAAGCGGTTGGTCGCTGGTTCGAATCCAGCCAGGCGAGCCATCAGCAAAACAAGTCGTCATCGCGGCGGCTTTATCTTGCATCAGGTGCATAACTGAATTCGCGAATACGTTATGCCGTCCGCTCCACGAAACGGAGTGCACAACAGGAAAGAGCATTTGTAGGGTTCGACTCCCTGCCGTGGGGTTGCGCCACATGATGCGAGTCATGAGTGCTCTGTCCGTTGTGGTGTAACTCAATTCCCGCTTGCGGGTTGAATGGGTAGAGTAATGCATCAACCGGTTATCCGGCAGGGCAGGCATGATGCTAATGCTGAACCTGAGTATCGGTTCGAGTCCGATCGCCACACACAGAACCCACTACCTGGGACCCTTCGGCCAGAGAGCCGACATTGCCTTACCCTCATCTTCCTGGCTTGTCGCCAGGTTTTTTATTCCAGGCCCCGGGAACCATCATCGACACGCCTAATTGTTAAATCGTCCCGAGGGCCTGACCTAACCAACCAGCACCAAGCAGGTGCGAACATGAAGAAAACCACTATGCAAGACAGACCAGATACCTGGGCGGTGATGCTTGCGTGGCTTGTAAACCACAAAAACGAAGCTGGCTATTCGGTACTGGCTTTTGTCATGTCGATACTCGCTACCTCGCGCGGCGCGAAATCAAAGTGGAAAGACCGGATCGCCGGCGCAACGATGTGCGGGATCCTTTGCTTTTTCGCTCAGCCGACACTTACGGCTATATGGGCAATCTTCAACTGGAATTTCCCCCCTGAGCTTTGCTGGCCGATCTCGGCTGGCGTCGGGTATGTGGGGGTAGATTCGCTTTTCGCCTATGCGCGTCGTCGCCTTGGCCTGAATGAACCGGGAGACAAAGCAAATGCTGACCCTCAGTAAATTCCAGCAAGCAACAGGCGTAAGTTCGGCGCTGGCAGGGAAGTGGTTTCCAGTCGTGCTGGCGGCAATGCAGAAATACGACATAAGCACGCCGTTAAGGCAGGCTCACTTCCTCGCACAGGTAGGCCATGAATCATCTGGCTTCGCGCATGTGGAAGAGAGCCTTAATTACCGCTACGGCGCATTGCTGGCGATGTTCGGCAATAGAATCAGCCAGGGAGATGCTTTCAGATATGGTCGTGTTGATTCCGGCCAGAATGCTCATCCGGCCGACCAGAAAATGATTGGCAGCATCATCTACGCCAACCGGAACGGGAACGGCGATCGCAACAGTGGTGATGGATATCGTTACCGCGGGCGCGGCCTGATTCAGGTGACGGGGAAAGCGAATTACGCCGCGCTGGTGAAGCAGCTTGGCGTTGATATCGTAAAGAGGCCGGAACTACTTACTCAGCCTAAATATGCTGCTGAATCCGCAGCTGCCTGGTGGAGCAATCACGGACTTAACGCTATCGCTGACTCAGATGATGTTAGCCGCATCACCAGAATCATCAACGGTGGTACCAACGGACTGGAGGACAGGAAAGCCCGCTTGACTAAAGCTAAGGGGGTTTTATGTTCGGGTTAATCAGTTTATTCCGCATTTTCAAAAATAATGCGCACATTCTCATTCCTTGCGCGTTCATCATCCTTGTCGCTATCTGCCTGTGGGGGCTAAACGCCCGCAATCATCAGTTGACGGCGACGAACGACAGGCTGACACAACTTAACGACAGCAAGGATGTGCAGATCAACGACCTGAGGGCTAAAAATGACGATCTGGCGGGGAGCGTTAAAGAGCTTGCTGGCGCCGTTAACAGGCAAAACGTGGTCATGTCTGAGGTCGCAGAGCAAAGGGCAGAATCGGCGAAGCAAAACCGAATGCTACAGAGCGAGATTAAGCGCTACCTGGCGGCAGATAAGTGCGCTGCTGCTCCTGTTCCTGATGCCGCTGTTGAGCGGTTGCGCGCAGCAGCAGAGGCCGCCCGTGGAATACCGAGTGATAAAGCAGCCGACCCTGAACCTTCCGGCGGATCTGACATCTCGCATTGATGTGCCAGATCTGCCAGACAATCCCACATACGGTGACAGCGTTTCGATGAACGCAACACTTTACGGGATCGTCGGCCAGTGCAATTACGACCGGGCAGCCATTCGCAAAATAGAGAAAGGGCGAAATGATGAAAACCAACCAGTGCAGTGAAGGTTTCGACAACCCATCCAAGTTCCGCGAGGAGTGGGATAAGCAGACCCAGGGGAAATAGAGCCTCATCCCTGAGGTTCTGACACAGTCTCTCCTCTGGACTTTAACCGTAGCAAATTCTCACAGCCTCGCATCCGCGGGGCTTTTTTATGCGCATCTCACGCGCATCTAAACGAGAGCCTTTCAGTAAGCGAGCCTGAGAAAAGCCGTTATAGGTGGCGACCTCTCTCGGGCGGCTTTTCTGTGAGACAGGCTCACTTTCTAAAAGGTAAACCGCAATGACATACCCAACAGTTGCAGTAAACGGCGTATCCGTTAGAGTCGATGACGATGGCAGGTATAACCTCAACGACCTGCATGCAGCAGCAGTCTCCAATGGAGAGGCCACTGAATCACAGCGCCCAAGTAACTTCATCAAAAGCGCACAGATAAGACGCTTTGCCGATGAATTGACCGAAGCTACAAAAATAGCTTCGACCCGGGTGGTTAAGGGCGGTACCGAATCAGGCGTGTGGGGACTGGAATTGCTCGCGATTCGATATGCGGCCTGGCTGAGTCCGAAATTTGAAATCCGGGTATACAACACCTTCCGGGAAGCGGTACTCAGCGGCATCACGAATATGTCTCGCCTCAATCGGCTTGACCTTCTGATCGCCAATGAGACCAAAGAGGTCAGCGCCTGCGCCCGGGCGATGAATAAGTGGGGCGTCGGCGGTCGCAAGAAACTGCTCAACTGCGCGCGCGAGCGGATCGTCAGCCAGATGGACCCTGACATGGTCACGCTGATGGAAGCGAAAGCAGGGTAGCCAACGCAAAATTGCGTCGGCAAATAGCGGCATTACAGAAGCTCTTCACTGAGGGGCTTCGATAATGATCTGTGTAACCCCGCAAGGATGGTGATCACATCTTGCTGACGGGTAAGCCGTAAGTGGCTAAGCACTTCTGAGAAGCAGGGCAACAGCTGCGACAAGACAACGAGGTAATCATGTCTGACATCTACCAAATCACCCTAACCACCCAAACAGGCGAAACCTTCACAGGCAAGATGTCACGACGTCAGCCTGAGCTGGTTAACGGGTTTGTGCCGCTGGCGACCGAGACGGGCCAGTGGCTGTATTTCGCTCCTGCCGATGTAAAGCGAGTGGAGTTCACGCCAGCACCGGAAGAGGAAACCGAACAGCCATCAGACGAATCAACGGAGTAACCCATGATTATCACTACCAAAGTTTCTCTTCGCCCTTACATGAAGCCGATACTTATTCTGTCGGCGTTGCTTCGCTGGGAATGGTTAACCGGGAAGTGTTTTAAAGTTGAGACGGTGAGCGGCAACACGGCGACCCTCGAATCAAAATAACGGAGTAACGAATGAGCAAACCGGACTGGGAGGCCATCGAGACGGCGTACCGGGCCGGAGTGATGTCCCTCCGAGAGATAGCATCACAACACGGTATCAGTGAAGGCGCTATCCGTAAGCGTGCCAAGCGTGACGACTGGTCGCGTGACCTCAATGCGAAGATTCAGCAAAAGGCTGATGATCTGGTACGCAAGCGGGAGGTACGCAAACAGGTACGCAACGAAAGCACTTTGACCGAACGCGTACTGATAGAGGCGACTGCCGAGGTGATTGCCACGGTACGCATGGAGCACAGGGGAGACATCCGACGAGCTCGCGAACTGACAAACATGCTATTCGATGAGTTGGCCGGTGAGTGTGGCGATGTGGCCGCGCTTGAGATGCTCGGTGACCTGATGCGCCGTGAGGACGATAAAGGTCAGGATAAGCTCAACGATCTGTACCACAAAATAATCAGCCTGCCTTCCCGTGTTAAATCCATGAAAGACCTGAGTGACAGCCTGAAGACGCTGATCGGCCTCGAGCGTGAGGCGTACAGCATCGAGAATAAGGCGGAAACGAAAGAGGTAACGCATAACGTCATGCTGGTCCCAACCAGTGACAGCGTGGATGACTGGGAAGCGGCAGCGCAGAAACAACAGGGCGGGGTGCTCGGTGGATGAATTACAAAGCTGTATGGAAGCCACTGCCTGGATCTCAGTCTCTGGCGCTGAGCTGCCCGTGTAACGAAATTCTGTTCGAAGGCACTCGTGGACCGGGTAAAACCGCCGCGCAGTTAGCCAGGTTCCGGCGCAATGTCGGCGTGGGCTATGGCTCGTTCTGGCGCGGCGTCATCTTCGACACCGAATATAAGAACCTTGCCGACATCATTACGCAGTCTAAGCGTATGTTTCGCCTGTTCAACGACGGCGCGCGCTATCTGTCATCTGCGAGCGAATTGCGATGGGTATGGCCTACTGGCGAGGAACTGCTCTTCCGCTTCGGCAAAGAGGCGGACGACTACTGGGATTTCCACGGGCAGGAATTCCCGTTCATTGGCTTTAACGAGCTGACGAAACAGCAGTCTCCAGAGTTCTACGAAATGATGTTCTCCTGCCGGCGCTCATCGTTCAGGCCGGAAAACTACCCGCTGGAGAATGGCAAGTTACTGAGGCCGATCCCGCTGGAGACGTTCAGCACGACCAACCCATTCGGCATCGGTCATACCTGGGTGAAGAAGCGCTTCATTGAGCCGGCGCCGCGTGGAACCGTGCAGCGTGACAGGCAAATGGTATTCAACCCCCAGACTGAGCGAGAAGAGGAAATCACGCTGACTCGCGTGGCTATCCACGGATCGTTCAAAGAGAACCCGTACCTCGACCCGCAGTACATCGCGACGCTGATGGCAATTAAAGACCCTAACCGACGCAAAGCGTGGGTCGAGGGCTCCTGGGATGTGACCAGCGGCGGGCGATTCGACCACCTGTGGAATGAATCGCTGCACGTCATTAAGCCGTTCCACATACCGGACAGCTGGACAGTTGACCGCTCCCATGACTGGGGTGAGTCGAAGCCGTTCTCTAATCTGTGGTGGGCGCAGGCTGATGGCACTGCCGCCGAGCTGCCTGATGGTCGGCAGTTCTGCCCGCCGGCAGGGACGTTAATCCTGATCGGAGAATGGTATGGCTGCCCGCCTGATGAGCTGAACAAAGGCCTGAATATGTCATCCACCAACGTCGCGAAAGGCGTGGCGTGGATTGACAAGCGGCTGGTGGGCGAAGAAGCCGACGAGCCGGAAGAGATTCAAATCGACGGTGTCACGCAGGGCCAGCTTCACATTATGCCGGGCATCTGTAGCGAAGTGATCCCCGGACCAGCTGACGGGGCGATATTCAACACCGGCGATAACGAGTTATCGATAGCTCAGAAGATGGAAGCGCAGGGCGTTACCTGGTTGCCAGCTAATAAGAAGCCTGGCTCCCGTATCAATGGCGCATCTCTTTTTGCGGATATGCTCGAAGCGGTGATTGAAGGCGTGAAGCTGGAATCAGGCATGCCTGAGAAGCCAGCATTCTACGTTTTTGACTACTGCCGTGGCTGGATAAGCCGCATCCCGGTGCTCGTTCGTGACGATAAAAACCCTGATGACGTCGACACTCAGCAAGAAGACCACGACTGGGATGGAACACGTTATCGCGTACTGCATTCGCCGAAGCAGGTCGGCGCAGTATTCTTCTAAGGAGCTCATCAGTGAGTGAATTAAGCACCGGGGAACAGTTCCTCGTTAATGCCCTTGCTGAAGCTATCGGGCGGCAGCGCATGCTGTACGCGGGCCAGCCGGGAAACACCAAGCGCACGAAGTTGTGGGATGAGTTCGGCTATCCAAACAGTCTCGAGTTCGACCGCTACTACCGGGCATACGAGCGCAACGCGGTGGCGTTTGCCGCCGTTCATAAGCTTCTTGATTCGTGCTGGGTTGATAACCCGACGATCATCGACGGCGACGACGGTAAGGAGTCAACTGAGACAACGGACTGGGAGAAGTCAGTCACTAAGCTGCTGAAGAAACACTGGCCGAAAATTAAGGATGCGGATCGCCGCAATCTTGTCGGCCGGTACTCGGCACTGCTAATTCAGTTCCGTGACGGCAGGGAATGGCACGAGCCAGTCGACCGCGCGAAGGTTAAATCTCTACGGAATATCGGTAACGGACCCATTGTTAAGCTGATCCCCGCGTGGGAATCGCAGATCAAGCCAGGCAACTTCGATACCGACACGCTTTCAGAAACGTACGGCCAGCCAGTTTCGTACAACTTCAACGAGCAGCCAGTTGGTGATGATGGCACGTATGGCCCGGTGCGCGGCGTTACCGTACACCCCGAGCGAATCATCATTCTCTGCGAAGGCTCTGAAGACGAGAACATGCTCTCTGGCGTGCCTTTCCTGCGTGCGGGATACAACAAACTGCTCGACCTGGAAAAGGTATCGGGTGGTAGTGCTGAAGGGTTCCTGAAGAATGCCAGTCGCCAGCTCGGCATTGCGTTCGACAAAGAAACCAACATTGCGAACCTGTCAAAGCAAGCCACAGAATCTGGCTACAAAGACCTTGGCGAGGCGCTTAACGACAAAGTTGCCAAGATGAACCGTGGCACTGATGCCGCCCTAGTAATGCAGGCAGGTACGCCGTCGGTGCTCTCCGTTGCAGCAGCCGATCCATCCCCTACATGGACGGTGGCCGCCAACGAGTTTGCATCCTCGATTCAGTGCCCGTTCACCATTCTGTTCGGTCAGCAGACCGGGCGCCTTGCCTCCGATGAGGACAAAACAGACTGGGCGAAGCGCTGCAACGGCCGCCGCTGGGGATTCCAGTCAACGGTGATCGAGAGCGTGCTTGAGCGCTTCTGGACCGTAGGCGTCATTGACCCGCCATCATCCGGAGAGGTCACGTTGGCATGGTCTGATCTGCTCGCGCCGAGCGAAAAAGAGAAGATAGCCAACATGCAGGCAATGGCTGTCGTGGCGAAGGATACCCAGCAGGCATACGGCACACCGGCGGTGGATGAAAACGAAATTCGCGCAGTTGGTGAACTGGAGCCTCGCAAGGTCGTTCAGCCACCTAACCCTGATAAAAAGCAAACCGATAAGGATCCGCTGACAGATGATGATGACAGCGCAAACCAGAATCGGGACGCCAATCGTACCGCGCAATAAAGCTGACCCGACGCAATCATCGCGGCAGGTCAGTCGGATGTTCAACGATATCGAAGATCGGTATCTGAACATCAAGCGCAGGCTTAAGGCTCTGTTTGAGCTGCGGCTGACTGGACAGCAGCGTGAGGCGAACGCACAACAGTCCTGGATGATGTGCAACAACGAGGGCGCAGAACCTTCGCTGTATCAGGTCAATGCCGGTAAGTTCGTCTATGACATGACAGCTGCTGAATTGGCCGATCTGCTCCAGGTGGTGCAGTCGATTCTGGATGATGAGCTTCTTGAAGGAGGCAGCCAGAACCTATGGGCGATGGACTACGTCATTGCGGAATATGACCGCGGCACGCTAAACGCCTTCACCAACCTGTCGGTGCAGTCGCAGGTTTACGCCAGTCAGACGACGTTACAGCAGCTTTTAAGCAGCCCAGGCCACCTTAATCAGATTGCGGTGACCAGGCTGACAACGTTCAGTGACTGGAAGGTCATCAGCGATACAGCCCGCGGCGACCTGACCAATATCATCACCGATGCGGTAGCGCGCGGCGTGAATCCTCGCGAGACGGCCAGCGTAATCAGTAAGCGCCTCGATGTGTCCATGTCGAAAGCGAAAAACATCGCTCAGACCGAGCAGGTCGGCGCGCTGCGACAGGCACAATGGAACGAAACGGACTGGGCAGCCGACAGGCTGGGGCTGAATACCGGCATGCTGTGGCTGTCAGCGCTCAAGCCGACGACGCGCACCTGGCACGCCAGCCGTCACGGCAAGGTCTACACCACAGAAGAGGTACGCGACTTCTACGCTGAGAATGGCAACCGGTACAACTGCTATTGCAGTCAGATTCCGGCGCTGCTCAGCGACGACGGCAGTATCTTCAACGAGGGGCTGGCGGATAAGCTGAAGAAAGAGCGCAAGCAGTGGAAACTGGACGAAGCGGCATGATACAAAGTGGTTTTGCGGAGGAATTATGGCAAAACCAGAAGAGCCGTATCGTAAGTTGATAGTAGAGAGCTTTTACCCAGCCAGCATGTCAGGCAGGAAGGGTAAAGTTCATATCAGGCCGATTCCAGGACAATGGGCGAGTACCTCACTTGCTGTTGAGTGTTCTAAAAAGTTGTCAGATGTGAAGGTTTACCCAATTGGCAGCCAATTTGAAATTACCGCCAAGCTTACCGATAGGGAAGATGGTGGCGAGTACATTTACAGCTCATTCCGATGGGAATTTAAACACATCAAATAGGTCGCCACGGCGGCCTTTTTTATTGCCTGAAATCAACCTATGAGGACCCAGCATGAAACGCAACCGCGTTAACGTGCTGACCGTCGTCAACTCCGCTTCAAACATCACCACTGAAACCATCGACGGCAAGCCACATATCGTGGTTCGCGGCATCACGCCTGTCGTGGACGATATTGTGATGAACCGGAAGTTGTACCCGGCAGCAGAAATCGAAAAGGCCTACAACACGCTTGAGCGTAACCCGATGCCGCTGGGCCACCCTAAAGTGGACGGCAAGCATGTGTCGGCGCGCGATGTCCGGGCGGTGAACGAGTACCACGTCGGCGCCTGGCTACAGAACGTCAGCCACAAAGACGGGAAGGTGATGGGCGACATGTACGTTAACCGCCAGTACGCCGAGTCGAGCGACAAGGGCAAGCGTCTGATCAACCGCCTGGATGAGATGCTGGCTGGCACCAACTCCGACCCGATCCACATCTCCACAGGCCTTCTGTATTCCGGAATCGCCGCCAACGGCGAATCGAAGGGCAAGAAGTACAACGAGATCGCCACAAACATGATGTTTGACCATGTGGCTGTGCTGCTTGATGAGCCAGGTGCCGGAACGCCGGAGGAGGGCGTTGGCATCTTCGTTAACTCTGAAGGCAATGAGCAGCAGATCGAAGTTGCCCGCCTGGCTGATGGTATCGACTGCACTCGCGACGGCCTGATTAACAAAACCAAATTTTTCTTCACCAACGCCTCTAACTTTTCCTTCGACGACATCCAGCGCGCAATCAGTGAAAAGCTGCGAGATGGTCGATCTGATGACAACTGGCTTTGGCCAGAGTCGGTATGGCCTGACACCTTCGTATACCGGGATGATTCCCGTTATTTCAAACAGAAGTACATCATCGACGATGACGGCAAGGCCCAATTCGTCGGCGAACCTGTAGAAGTCGTGCGCAAACAACCTGAGTACGAGATTAAAACCAACGGAGAGAACGATCCGATGAAAGAACTGATTATCAATGCGCTACAAGCCGCTGGTAAGCCGACTGAAGGCAAGTCCGATGCCGAGCTGATGGACGCATACAACCAGATGGCCGCCGAAAAGGCAGCTAAAACAGAAACGCCTGAAGAAAAGGCCGCCCGCGAGAAGAAAGAAGCGGATGACAAGAAGGCTAAAGAGCAAGCCACCAACAGCGAAGACATGCCGGCCTGGGCAAAACTCCTCACTGAGCAAGTTACCGCCATTAACAGCCAGCTCAATGCCAACTCTGACAAAGAGAAGGGCGAAAAGCGCGCGGCTGTGAAGCTGGCGATGAACATGAGCGATGAAGAAGTCGCAGATCTGGACGGTAAGGCGCTCGACGCCATGTATGCCAAGTGCCAGACATCTTTTGGTCTGAACGGTGCATTCCGCCATCAGGCTACTAACACCCAATCAGTCAGCGAAATGCCGGAGTAAAAAATGGCTAAAGACGGAAAGCATATTATCCACGCCGGCGGCGTGTTCCCTAATCCGCTACTTAACCGTGAAGGCGGGGCAGCAGCATCGATTCTGCCTGGTACTGTTGGCTTCTTCAGTACTGCTGACAAGTTCACGGCCTCTGTGGCCGGGGCAGAATCCGCCATCAAGTATGTGGCAAACAAAGACTACTTGCGCTGCCTGAGTGTTGATGACGCAATCCCAGCTAATGAATTGGTTGTTGGTATTCATCCGCTACCTGGCATGTTCCTAAACGTGCGGGCGGCAGCGGGCACCTACACCAAAGGCCAGCCGGTTGCAGTAGCCAACGGTCAGATCACTGCGGTTGCAGATGATGCCGCCGTATTCGCTTATGTCGAAGAAGATAAAGCAGTCACTGCGGTGGCGGGCGATCTGATTCGCGTTGTGTTCAAATAAGGAGCACTGAATGTTTGTATTCTCCAAGTCTATCGGCGAGAAGACCGGTAACCTCGCGGTGAACCAGGCGCAATGGCGCGCCCTCGAACTTGAGCGAAACGCCAGTGCTCAGGCAGCAGCTGATTTTCTGGCGCGCACTCAGTTCCGTGGTGATGCAGAAAACGCCCCTTATCTCGACGCGGTGAACGCAGTTGACGATATCCGCCGCCTGTATCGCGCTTTCGACACAACTGTGCTTCAGCAGTTCGAGCCGAATACAGAGTTCACCCTGCTGAACGATCTGATGCCGCTTTCTCGCTCCGTTCGAATCGAACAGTCTCGTTACGACTACGCTCGTACCGGCGGCCGCGGCTGGGCTCACACTTCCATGTCCGGACAGGTCGGCGCGGCACTCGATGCTCGTAGCTATTCCTTCGATGGCACCATGGTTCCTATCCACGATTCGGGCTTTAAGTTTGAATGGCGTGATCCAATCTTCAACAGCCCGCAGGCATTGCAGTCGCAGTCTGATGCGCAGCGTGGTTCGGTTGAAGACGTTCAGCGTCGTTACGTTGACTACATCTTCAACGGCTTCCGCGACAAAGCTGGCAACTTCGCAGTGTTTGACGGTCTGACCTGGAAAGGGTTGCGTGACGATGAGCGCGTAGCGCAGATCGACCTTGGCGCTTCAGGCCTGAACATCGATTTTACCTCTGGCACAGCAACGTCTCAGGACATCCGCGCTGGCGCAATCGCACTGCGTGATCAGATGCGTCGCGTAAACAACCAGTATGCAGAGCAAACCTGGTACGTATCCGGCGAAATCATCTCCAACCTGGAGCGCTATTTCTCCGACAACTTCCAGTCCGGCACGATCATGGATGAAATCCTGAAGCTGACCGGTGTTGCGGCGATTAAAGAAGACAGCCAGCTGTCAGGTAACGAAATCGTCATCGTGCCACTGGGCGCTGGTGTTATCGCTCCGATCGTCGGCCAGGCTATCGGTACTGTTGCCTCTCCGCGTCCGGAGTACAACAGCGACTACATCTGGCGCACATGGGGTGCAATGGGGCTGATGGTCAAGCAGGACATCAACAATAAATACTCCGTCATTCACGCATCAAGCTAAGGATAAATCATGGCACTGGTAGAAATCGTGGCAAGTAACCTGCACGCCGGTGCCAACCTCCGCAAACTGGAGGTTGGTTCGGTGGTGGATGTTGACGACGCAACCGCTGAGCGCTGGATCAGCGCTGGCAAGGCGAAGGAAACCGACAAGAAGAAAGGCGAGAAGCTTTCCTTTGAAGTGGCAGCTCCGTCCGCGCAGACGGCAGACCTGTCTGATCTGCAAAAGCAACTCGCCGAAGCGCTGGAGCAGAACCAAAAGCTAATCGCCGATGGTGAAGCAAAAGACAAGGCTCACGCCGATGCGCTGGCAGCAGAAACCAAACGCGCTGACGAAGCCGAAGCAGCACTGGCAGAAGCTATCAAGAAGGCGAAATAACCATGGCTGACCCAATCACAGCGGCAGACGTGCAGGCGTTCCTCGGTGAATTGGGTTACTCCATCCCGGGCGCGCTGCTGGAGCCGATTCTCTGCGTGGTGAACAAGATTATCCCGTGCCTCGATGGCGCGGGGTATGACGAGTGCACCGCGAAGCTGATCCTGATGTACGCCGCAGCGCTTATGGCTACGTCTTCCGGCGCGCGTCGCATCAAATCGCAGGGTGCGCCGTCTGGCGCGTCCCGCTCGTTTGAGTACGGCGACGATGGCATCACCTGGCTGCGCGACTCGTTGGCCCGGCTCGATACCAGCGGTTGCACCGGAGAGTTACCGATCAGCGCTGGTAATAGTGTCGGCCTGTTCATGGTGGTCGGGGGTTGCTGATGACGTACAAATCAGTTAAGCAAGGCCTGCCGCGTTCGTTTACCCGCGTATGGGTGATGACCGACACCGGGCGGGAGACTACCGGTTACGTGAAATCGGACGGCGAGTGGCATATCAACTGTGAGCGCATCCGGGCGACCGGCGCGAAGGTGCTGCGCTGGAAGGAGGGCTGATGTCATCGGTAGCGAACTGGTCATACACAGCCACGGCGACCATCTGGCGAAAGTTGGAAGATAATGACGAATACGGCGATCCGCTTGGCTATGCCGAGCCTGAGCAAATCCTCTGCGATTACGAGGGCGGGCTCAGCAAGAAGTTAGCCAGCCTGGGTGCCGAAATCGTCGTGAAGAATACCGTCTGGACGGAGTTTGCGCTGGCGGCCGCGGGTGATTATCTGCTGATTGGCGTGTCTAACGAACCCGACCCGATTGTGGCCGGTGCCGACGAGGTGAGGCAGGTCATTCGCTACGCCGACACGTTCGAGCGCCTTGCGGATGATTACGCCATCCTGACTGGAGTGTAGCTATGGGCATCAAAGTGAAGGGCGTAAGCCAGGCGAAAAAGCACCTGAACGACGTCATCAACGACGTTAAGGGACGCAAGGTAATTCGCGCGTTGCAGTCGGCGATGATGCTTATCGGCACCCGGGCGGCATATTACACCCCGATCGACACCTCAACTCTGATTAATAGCCAGTTCCGCGAAATCGACGCTGGCGGGGTTCTCATCACCGGGCGCATCGGTTACTCAGCCAACTATGCCGCGTACGTGCACGAAGCGTCAGGAAAGCTGAAAGGCCAGCCGCGCGCGCACTTCGGCGTGACCAGTAACCGATCTGAGTTCGGTCCGCAGAAACCGAAAGAGTTCGGCGGCGGCACCGGAAAGGGCAACTACTGGGAACCGCATGGTGAACCGCAATTCCTGACCAAAGGCGCGAATGACGAGCGCGATAACGTTGACGCGGTGATGCGCAAGGAGCTTTCGCTATGACACCCATGATGCACGAGCGGGTGCGCAACATGTTCGGTGATGCCGGGCTAACGGCTGGATTCACGGTGCAGCAGCTGATGTACGACGACCCGGGAGACCTGTCGAAGGCGATCATGGTGTTCAGGCCAAACGGCGGGTCAAATATCCGCACCGATCTCGGTTCTGAGTATCACGTCCTGGTTGATGTCGTAGGCGCGAAAGATAAGCGCAAAGACGCGCTCAACGCTGTGCAGCGCATAGTCGATTACGTCCAGGCCAACCCCATGGCTGACGAGTGCGTCGGCTACATCCAGAACATGGGCGCAATTCCCGCGCCTGTGCTCACAGAAGAAGGGCGAATAGTCTTCCGACTCCAGTTCGCCTGCACTTACGGCGAATAGCCATCCCAACCAAATAACCCGCTCCGGCGGGTTTTCTTTTATACGTCAAAGAGGAGTTTCACATGGCTAATTGCCAGAACTCGAACGAGCGCCTGTTCGGCGGTGCGGTCGTGCTGGAAGTCGCCGATGGCTGCCCGGACGTCAAGCCACTCGAAGGTGAGTGGATGGCGCTGGCCGCTGGTACGTCTAAGGGCTTCGACTTCAACCCGAACTCGGTTACCTCTGATGCAGATGACGGCGGCGGCTATGTCGAGACCATCATCACCAACAGTGATTTCACCCTGAGCTTTGAAGGTGAAGTGCGCAAGAAGGACAAGCTGGATCAGTACGGTGTCGGCAAATTCATCAAGTATTTCGCTGACGAGCTGAAGGCCAAGCGCCAGCCCGGCATCTGGGTGCGCATGGATTACGGTCCTGTCGAATTCGTCGGCTACATGAACATCACGGCACTGAGCTCTGACGGCGGTACCAACGACATCGTCACGTTCTCTACCGAGTTCAAAGTCGGTGATGCAACTACCATCGAAGTGAACGAGCTGACTGCTGTAGCGGTGACCGGCGTAACGGTAACTCCGGCTACCAGCACCGGCACGGCAGGTGGCACCAGCACTTTCACGGTGAACATCGCGCCAACCGGCGCTACAAACAAAGATTTCACTGTAGCGACTACCGATGCGACCAAAGCAACGGCTACCGCCTCCGGCAACACCGTTACCGTGACGCGCGTCGCCACCGGCAGCGCGCAGATCATCATCAACACCGAAGACGGCAACTTTGTGGCCGTGCATACGGTTACCGTTACCTAACGGACATTCCAAAGGGCGGCGTGCTGCCCTTGATAATGACCGTTTACTGGAAGGCCTATGACCGCTTTAACCGATATTGGCGAACTCTCTATCAGCGACAGCCGAGAAGGCGGGAAAGATTACCTGCTACGGCCTTCATTCGAGGCTATGACGAGGATCGGCACCCCGGAAGAGATTGTGCAGGCATACGCCACCATCCACGGCAATGATGTCGCTCAGCTCATTGAGGTTTGCGCTGGCACGCTGAGGCGCTTTCCTGAATGGCTGTCTCCTTCTTTCAACCGCGCCGCTGAGAAACTTTTATCAACGTGCACACTGGTGCTGCAATCGTGCTGCGATGACGACCTGGCGCCAATGATAGGCGAGTGGAAGGGGTGGCGGCACTGCGTCGTATACCGGCCGGGCAGATTGCCAAAGAACGACATTATCGTGCTGGCGCAGCACCTCATGCAGCACGGCATCGTCGGAAAAGCCAGGGTTCGCCAGTTGCAGCGCCATGAAACAGGCGAGCGCACAACAGAGTTTAAAGCATTCGACTACATCAGCGCAGCTCGCAGCCACTTCGGCATGAATCGCGCCGAAGCGTCGCAGTTAACGATGACCGAATTTCAGATGCTGTTGGCGGCAAAATACCCGGACCAGAAAGGCTTCACTCGCGATGAATACGACAGCATCGCTGACGAATACCTGGCTAAACAGGCCGCGCGCAGGGCAAAAGCAAAGCAATAACCGGAGAATGACATGGCAGGTGAGAAGAACGCCGGTAGCATCGTTTATGAAATCAGCGCCGACGTTGAGCCGCTGTTACAAGGCGGCAAACAGGCCATTGATGCTCTGGATAAACTGGATGCTGCGGCCCAGCAGTCCGGAAAGGGCATGGATAACCTCGACGAGAGCACCTCACAAACCGGGGCCGCGTTTACAGAACTGGCTGGATATGCCAACTCCATGGACAACCAGCTGCGCAAGCTGAACACCAACGTGAGTGGTATTGCCCGTGCAATGGAAGAGGCCAGAAGCGGCACCGGTGGTGCGAGCAGTGAATTCAGCCGTGCAGAATCAATCATCGAGGCGCTGGGTAACCAGTTGGCTGTTCTGGATGAAGCGCAGGAGAACGGCGCGCGCAGTGCGGCTGTTCTTGCTGCACAGCTCCGCGCCGGGTCGAAAGCGACAGACGAAGAGAAGCAGAAGATCGGCGAGTTGACCGGGCGGCTCTTCGACATGAAAGGTGCTGCTGATACTTCGATGGGCAGCAACAAAGGCTGGAAGTCCAGCATGCAGCAGGCCGGTTACCAGGTGCAGGACTTTATCGTACAAGTCCAGGGCGGGCAGTCTGCATTGGTAGCATTCGCCCAGCAGGGCTCGCAACTGGCTGGCGCGTTTGGTCCGGGCGGCGCGGTAGTTGGCGCAGTGATCGCGCTGAGCTCTGTCATCGCTGGCGTGCTGATTACATCGCTTAATGGTGGAAAGAACGCCATGGACGCGCTGAAAGATGCAGCCGAAGCGATGGATAAGGTGATCACCATTTCCCAAAATGGCGTGGCCGCTCTGTCTGATAAGTACGCGAACCTGGCAAGAACAAACGCCGAGGCAGCAACCATCCTGAGAAATCAGGCAATGATTGAGTACAACGCTGCCATAGCGAAGATCCCTAAATCCATCAATGATGCTTCCAGTTCTATCGTTGGATTCACCGACAAGTTGAAGACTTCTTTCGTTGGTGGTATTGCCTCCATCGATGAATTCAACAAAAACCTTTCTACCGTCGGCGTAACAGCTGACACCTACTCGGCAGCCATGGAGCAGGCAAGGAATGCCGGGGCTAAGTTCACAGTAAATGCTAACGCCATTCAGAACACAGTAACCACGCTTGCTGATAAATTCGGTATATCTGAACAGAAAGCGTTTGAGCTTAGTAAACAACTTTCTGATGTGGCGAACAACCCAACGCCCGAAGCTCTGCAACGACTGGTTCTTGAACTCCAGAGCACTGAGAGCTCGACTAAGTCAGGCACTGATGCAATCAGGACTTTCCTTGGGCCGCTCACGGAACTCGTGCGAGTGGCTGGCGAGGCACAGATCAACCTCTCAGGAATGAGAAAAGAGGTCGACAACCTTACCTCAGGGCAGAAGAACCTCATAAAGCAGTCAGAACGCAATCTGGCACTGTCTAAGCTCCAGGGTGAGGCCCGCGCGCGGTTGCAGGCGCAATACGCTGCCGAAGATGCCGGATTTGCTAAGGATGATCCACACACCAAGCAGATGCAGGACGATGCTGCTGCCACGTTCAAAAACACGCAGGCGCAAAAAACACTTCAGGCAGAGCAAAAGAAAGGCGCCTCCCAGGCTGATTCTATTGCTCAGAAACTTGCTAACCTCAAACAGCAGTCAGAGCTCGCCGCCGACTCAACCAATAATCTGAGTCGCGAACAGGCGATCCTGAATGCGCAGCAGTCTCTCGGAAAAGGAGCCACAAAAGAACAGATCGCGCTGGCGGGGCAGTACGCGGCGGCAAAATGGGATACGGCCAACGCACTCAAAGCACAAGCCGCAGCCGAGAAACTCCTGCCAGAAGCGCGTGAAAACGCAAGCTATAAGCAGGATGTTCAGGATCTGAATACCGCTCTGGCTGCTAAGAAAATCAGTCAGGAACAGTACAATAAGACATCCGAGCGACTGGAGGAAACTCACCAGGCAAACCTCGCAAAAATCCGCGCGCAGCAGGCCGTGACGCCTCAACAAGAAGCAGTTGCACAGGTTGATCCAGTGCAGCAATTAGCTAATCAGCACGCACAGCAACTGGCCCTTATCCAACAGTTCGAGCAGCGGGGGTTATTAGCTCACCAGAATGCATTAGCCCTTAAAAATGCTGCCGATACGCAGTATGAGCAGCAAAGAACCGCTGCACAATGGGAGCTTCTTAGCCAGCAGAGCTTGGGGTACAGCATGCTGACTAGCGCAGTAGATGCTTTTTCAGGGAATGCATCCAATGCGTTAACCGGGCTGATTACCGGAACGATGTCAGCTCAGGATGCTATGCGATCACTCGGTAACACGATGCTGAATAGCGTGGTAAATGCGCTAGTCCAGGTTGGGGTTGAGGCTCTCAAAAACTTTATTATCGGTCAGACATTGGGCGCAGCTTCTACAGCTGCTTCTGTCGGTATGGCTACCACGACGGCGGCCGCATGGGCTCCAGCGGCAGCGCTGGCTAGTCTGGCATCCTTTGGCGCAAACTCAGCGCCTGCGATGGCTGGTATTGCATCTACTGTTGGGCTTGCTCAAGGGCTGGCTTTGGCTGGTGCCAGGTACAATGGCGGCCCCGTGTCAGCAGGAAGCATGTATCAGGTCGGTGAGCGAGGGAAGCCTGAGATTTACCAGGCCAGTACAGGTAAGCAGTACATGATACCGGGCGACAACGGCAAGGTGATCAGCAATAAGGATATGCAAGGTGGCGGAGGCATCAACGTTGTCTTAAATGTTCAGAACTATAACGGCTCATCAATAGATGCGCAGGCCAGTTCTGACGGCAATGGCGGCGTGACTGTGGATGTGATCGTCGCGGACCTGAATAACGGTGGGCCAATCAGTAACGCCATTACCAGCAACATGAACGTTAAACGCACGCCAAGAGGGCAGGGCTGATGCCAATTATCGACTATCCCGACTGGCTGCCGCTGGCGCAGAAGGCCAGTAAAAACATGACGCTCGATACCGGGTTCCAGACCGATCAGCCAGCGGTCGGCCCGGCTATCTTTGAGAACCAGACCGACGACCTGAAGGTGACATGGTCGCTGACGTGGATCTTCACCCTGGCGCAGGAGCGCGCTTTCCAGCAGTGGCTGCGTAGCCCGAACTATCTCAACCGTGGATTGAACTGGTTCCGGATGAACATCAATCTGGGCGGCAGTGGCCTGCAATTGCAGGAGCTTCACTTCACGCAGATGCCAGTCCAAACCAGTATCGACGGCGGGGTGGTGACCTGGACGGGAACCGTTATTGCCAACCACCTGTACAACGCCGACGACGAGTTTGACGACGTAATTGTTGAGCTGCCGCCGCCTTGGGATTCGTGGCTTGATATCGTTGTCACGGGCTATCCGGACGGGCGCGATCCGGAATCACTACCGAGGGTTCCCTGATGCCATCGTTCCGTCAATATAAGCAGCAACGCCCGACGCGCGGACTTTACGACACCATTACGTTCTACCATCCATCCTTTGGCTACGTCCGCCTGGTCGATAAGCAGTTCTTCCCGAAGACGCTCGGCGGCCAGACGTACACGCCAGCGCGCTTTGAAATCGAAGAGAGTCAGCAGAGCGGTACTCCGGTTATCGACGCGACGGTGAAGCTTGGGCGGCTGTCGTCGGATATCAAAGCGCTGATGAAACAGTGGAAGGGTGCGGCCAGGCTGACTGCCATCACGGCCACGCGGCAGATCTTCGACAGCGGCGACGTGTCGGTGCCGATTAAGTCGTGGCAGCTTTACGTCAAGACGGTGGATATCGATGCTGATGCCGCATCGGTCACGCTCTCCGTCACCAACCCTCTGAATAACAATATTGGTCGCCTTTATGATCCAGTCGAGTACACGGGACTTCAGTACCTCTGATTTTATCAGCAGGATGATCGGCGTGCCGTGGGCAAACCGGGCGTGTTCGTTCGAAAAGGTGGATTGCTGGGGGCTGGTGGTGCTGTATTACCGGCACGTTCTCGGTATAGAGCTGCACCAGACACCGGACTACGAAGCCGGGGCCGACTTCTTCACCTGCTATCAGGGCGACGTCGTCTTCTGGTGCCAGGCCGATAAGCCGGTCGAGGGCGGGATATTCGTTGGATACCGCGGCGCGCAGCCGGCACACGTTGGACTGGTGCTTAACAGGCAGGCGCTGCATTCACGCGGCGAGAACGGAAGCGTACGCATGGACTCGTTGCTGGTCATTCAGCGGGTATTCACCAAAGTGGAGTTTTTCGAATATGGCGCTGGTTGAGATATCGAATTTTCCAGGAACGCCTAAGCTGCGTTGCAGGGTGCCAAACGGCACCCTTTTTTATGACTGGCTGGTGGCCAATGACGCTACATTTCATCGTGATCTGCTGATCGTCCGCAACGGAGTTAAGCTGGGCGACGATGATGATTTGGCGTTTGAGTTGAGCGAGCTGGACCACATCCAGATATTCGACCAGCCGAAAGGCATTGTCGGCGACATCCTAAGCCCGATCTTTAAAGTGGTGGGCCAGGTGTTTTCGTTCCTGGCGCCGAAGCCGGCAATCGCGAACAACGGCGGTAATACCGTCGACTCACCGAACAATAGCCTGACCGGTCAGACAAACACCGCGCGCGTTTACAAGGCCAAGCCGGACATTTTCGGGCAGATTCGTTCGTTCCCGGATCTGATTCAGGAGTCGGTGTTCGAATACGTGCACCAGACGTCCACCGACGGCGGCCTGAAGTACGTTACAGAGTGGATGTGCATCGGGATCGGCAAGTACGACTACGAGTCCGTGCGCTACTCAGAATCCAGTCTGGGCTCTCTGGCCGGTGCCGAATTCCAGTTCTTCCAGCCTGGCGAAGTAATCCCTCAGATTGTCGAAGGTTACGGGTTTGATGACGTCGACGGGCAGGAGGTCCCCGGGCAGAACGAAGCCAGCGACTTTCCTATTGAAACAGCAACGGCAAACACGGTTGTCAGCGGAACGTATTCCGGCGGCCAGATAGCGATGAATATCGTTAAGCAGGCTGAGTTCGACTATTTCATGGGGCTGGTTCTGCCGCACGCGGTTACCTTCACTATCAACGTGACGTACAGCACCGCCTCCGGCAACGTCACTACCGATGCGACATTCTCCGGTACGCTGATCTCCGCTGTTGAAACAAACGATGGCGCGGTTGTTAACCCAGTGCGCTGGTACACGTTTACGATGAACCAGCTGGAGGGGCCGCAGGACATCCCGGCGAACGCAACGATCAACACCTCAAAGTTCATCCTCAACGATAACGAGGCGCTTGTGGTTGGGCCGTTCTTTTCCCCGGTCGAGTCAACGCAGCTGTGGCTTCATACCCAGTCCAGCCTAGGCGGGAAGAAAGAGACCAACTGGAAGGTTGTCATCTGGAAAATCGACGACGACTACAACCAGGTCCCGGGTACGCAGCAGACGTTTACGTACCGGCAGACGACGCCGCACCAGTCGACGAGTGAGGTGTTCTACCGAACCGACAAGATCACTCCGAGCGGAGGCTTTGGGAAGTATGCGGTCAGCTTCCAGCGCACGGATAACTCCGGTGACGCGTCACTGCTGAAGGTCGAAGAGATCCACAGCATCAACATCAGGACAAATGTCGTTCACCCGACCGATACACTGGTTCGTGTAAAAGTCCGGGCGACCGAGAATGCCCTGGGCAGCCGTGAGCGCAAATACAACGCGCTGGTGACGCGTAACACCATCACATACGACCTCGACACGCAAACGGTGGATTACACGCTGCGGCCGTCGCGCTCGTTCGCTGATGCGGTGGCGCATACCTGGCTGATTATGGGTGAACAGCCGCTCAGCAGCATTGACCTCTACGGTCTGTACTCTATTGCTGAAAGCCTGCCTGACGAGCGACTGGGTTACTTCGACTACACGTTCGACGACGAGAACGACTCACTGGGCGACCGCGTGCAGGCGATCTGCAATGCTGCCAGCGTTGTCGCCTACTGGGATGACGGGGTACTCACGTTCACTCGTGACCAAAAGGTAGATTACCCCGCAGCCATATTCAACCGGGCCAACATGAAGACGGACGAGTACAAAATGACGTACGAAGCTACTCTGCCAGGCGGTTATGACGGCGTACAGGTGTCCTATGTTCACCCGACCACGAACAATAAGACATACATTAACTACCGCGTGCTGAACGGCTCCATCGTTGAGCAGGAAGCGGAAAACCCGAACAAGCTGGAGATAGTCGGCTTCCGTAACGAGTACCAGGCCAGGGAGCGAGCTCTGCGCGAAACCAAACGCCTGATCTACTCGCGCGTGAAGATGAACGCCAAAGTGTTTGAGGACGGAATTATCCAGGTTGGCAGCGTCATTCAGATGCCTGATATCTACGACAGCAACCAGCAGCAGGGTTACATCACCGGCCGCGCCGGGAATGACTTCGATACCAGCGAGCCGATCACGTTTACAGGCTCGATGTATGTGTTGGTGACCGACAGTCTGGGCAACCCGACGCTGCGCTATCCGGCCACGGCCCGGAGCGACACGAAGTATGGTTTCACTGCGGCAATACCCAACATACAGCTCAACATATGGAACGGTGACACTGTCCAGCTCCCGTCGCGCTATCTCATTGCGACAGTGGAGGAACTGGACAGCCAGCTATGGACGGTAAACAGCATCAAACCTAACACAGATAACACGGTATCTCTGACCGTCGCGGAATACAGCGACGCCATCTACCAATAAGAACCGTCCCCGACCAATCAGACCCGGCCATCGCGCCGGGTTTTTTTATGGAATAAATATGGCCACTACACCTACTAATCTGCCAGTACCAAGCGAATCCCCGCGAGATCTGAAGTTTAACGCAGGCAAAATCGATGAGTTCGTTACGTCAGAAAATCATGTTTATGTTGACAGGTTCGGCGATGAACATCGTACAATTGCGGGAATAAATTACGATGCGAATCAGGCAATTCTGAATTATGGCTATATCACGAAGGATTCTTTTGAAGATGGCAGCACCATTAGCCTTGCTAACGAGTGCCTGCGCTGGAAGAGCAACGGGGAATATTACAGATGGGACGGAATCCTCCCCAAAGTAGTTCCCCCCGGATCTACTCCCGATAGCACTGGCGGTATTGGTGACGGGAAGTGGGTCAGTGTTGGGGATGCCGCTTTAAGGACAGAGCTAAGCAACGGTAAATACCGCAGTGACGCATTAGCTGTAAAATATGTTCCAGGGGTCGTCATTGATAGCACGACCGATAACCGCGCAGCAATATACGCTTACACAGGACAAATTTATGTTCCGAAGGGTGTCCAGCTACGCTGTAATTTCCTGCCAGATGATGATGTAACCAAATTCACTGGTGAAGGAAAAATTCTTACTCGCGACCCATGGGGTAACGAGCATGTGTTTGACGTTTCACTGGCAACTCATGGCAGCAAATACACTGCATTCAACGTAATAAACCAGTTCGCTCGCCGCAATACGCAATGTCGTGTTGGTATCGTTGGTGACTCAATCACAGACGGTGCATACGGAACCGGATGGGTAGCCAACCCAACGGATTCAAACGGGGACCTGTCCTCGACTAATTATGACCACAATAGCAATGGTGGCGCAGGCTCCTGGTTCCGTACTTTCACGGACTGGCTTAACCGTTTTACGAAAAATGGCTCCTTCATTTTTAAAGCCGAGAACTGTGCATCATCAGGAAAGCGACTCATTGATGGCTGGGCTAATCGTAACTTTGACCATGGCTTTTTCAAAAACACTGCATACGGGAATGTTCCACCAGACGTTTGCTTCATGTCCATGGGCGTTAACGATAACGGGCAACTGGATACGTTAGGGTTCGATCAGTATTTGTTCCGCTTTGAGCAGTTTATTCGCAAGGCTTGGGGTTATGGATGTGCTGTCTGCGTTGTTTCAATGAACCAGAATGGTTCACAATGGGCGGCGTTAGAAGCATCAATCAAGAAGCATATTGAACGCCTATTCCCGACTGTCGAGTTCCTTGATCTATCTCAGCCAGTAACTGAGATGTACAGAGATCTCGGAAGCTATACGCTTGAAGATATTGCGCGTCGCCCGACAGATGGCACTTTTGATAGTACGCATTTTGCTCCTCTGGGCCATCAATATATCGGCGCATATGCAGCAAAGGCTGTTATGCCGTATAGAGTCCACACTGCGAAAAAAGGGAATAACTTCGTACCAACAGTTGATAATGATATCCAGCCATTTGGTTTCCCATCTGGTAGCACGTACAGCGTTGGCATGGAGCGGTTGAGTGGAAACACGTATCTAAATGGTTTAACTGGCTGGGGCGTGGTTTCCCCAGCTACTGAAAATTTAACCATACGATATTTTGTCTGGTGTGATACTTCTGATATATCAATGGTTATTTTTGAACCGTATAACCCAACATATGTTGCAGCAGGTCGCGCTAACTCCGTCTCTATCCGACAACAAGATAACCGTAATGCAGCATTCTTTTCGGGTAATGTCGCGAGTAATGGCGTCTCATCGTTTACGAACAAACTAACCACTCGAACTGGAATCCTTAAAAAAGGACTGAATCAGATTGAGATTGTTTACGATGGTACACCGTCAAAAGTATACCCTCCAGCTCTGTTATTCAGAGGAGAGCTGAACGAATCATGTTCTCAGAACGCCTCTGTATTCCTGGCTGCAAATGCGATAAAGGGTGTTTACGGGCAGGTAAGAGATAAAGCAGATCTCTTATTAGCATATGGTGCAGAAACAGCAAATGATGAAGCGCCTGATATTTATGGTGCCACTAAATCATCAAATGTTCAGAATGTTGTCTTGTCAGCTTTGCCTGTTGATTGCGGTGTGGTTTTTTACTACAAACCTACGTCACAAAGTGGAGTTGTTGCCAAGCGAGTGGCGACTGGCATTGAGATCTCGACGATGCTTTTCGGCGCACTTACTGTTGTCGGCACATTGACTTGCGATGTGACAGGTGAGGTCATGCTAACAGCTGGACTGGCAAGTTCAGTACCTACAATAACAGTTAAACCCACTACTGGCGGAACTGTTCAACAGGCTGTTCCCGGATATTCTGGCGGGAAGATCGCTTTAATAAACAAAGGAACCACAAGCCAGACAGTTTCTGTTAAAAATACAGCTCAGTACATTGTATAAAAATGGCCCGCAAGGGCCATTTCGTTATTGTGCTGTAGTAAATTTATTTCTCGTCCTAAGTAACTTCCTGGTTGGATTCTCTATTAAGATGAATGAAATATAAGATATTAGCGTTACAATTGCCAATGTGATTATTGTGGCTGCTATTAATGATATATCTTTATTATTAAAGGCAGCATTTGCGATATGATTGAAGTATTTTTTCATATCATAAATAAATAAAGTGTGGCATAAGTACATAGAATATGAAACCATTCCCAGGAAATATGCAATCTTTGATGAAAGGAATTTTCCAACACTAGTTTCGTGAGCGCCGATCACAGGAATGAGTATAGAAAATAGTACAACTGATATTATGTCAGTACCCTTTATTGATAGTGATATGATTATCAATGCCGCGACTATTGTTGCAATGGTATTTGCTCTGTCTGGATGCGTTTTTTCCTTGAAGAAAGTATATGCATTCCATGACAATACGCCTAAACAAAATCCTGACACGCCCCTCATCAAAGCACCAGCCCCATCGAAAGCAACCACATCAAGCGGACCACTAAATCCACCCTGACCACCTACTACAAAGCCGCTCCTGTTATATCCCACAACTAGTAGAACAACCACCAGTAGTATAAACAAAGACGCAGATGATTTTGCGCCTGATTTAGTTACAGCTATGCACATTAATGGAAAAACTAGATACGCAAGCAATTCAACGCTTACAGACCAACCAGTTCCAACTATAGAGCTTGAAAGCCCCCAACTTTGTATCATGAATAAATTCGGAAGAACTAATTGGTAATTGTTAAAGTCTATTTGCTTTATAAAAATTGCAGTGGCGACTGTCCAGAAGATATATGTAGGCCATACTCTTGAATATCTGTGGTTCAAAAAGATATAAAGACTTTTCCCGGAAACTTTATTAGAGAAGTAATCTTTATATGTGTATGTCATGATGAAACCGCTTAACACAAAAAACAGATCTACAGCAATATAGCCGTTTTTTATGAACGTAATCCCAACATCATGATGAAGCATATGATACGCAACCACATACAGCGCAGCGACACCGCGAATTCCCGTTAAGCACCTTATCTCTTTGCTCACGTAACACCCAATGGATTAATAAAGAAGGAAAAATTGTTTTAAAATCTTAACATCTGAAGGCGATAAAATCGACATCAAACCTGAAATAACGAATCTTACATAAAAAAATTGTGTAGATCTGGACAGGCACTTAAAGCATGATAATAATACTGTATATATAAACAGTGTTGTGGGTAAGGTTGCCGATGCAGACTAAAGCAAATCGTTACACATTGGACCATTTATGCAGAGTTAATCGCTACTCATGCCTGGTTGAAACGTCAGGTGGTTACGCGCTTTTTCAGCCTGATCTTGCACCCGCCAACGGAACGCGGGTGTTGGTTCATGCGTTTGGTCAGCTACAGTTCGCTGTTGTTATGGGCAGTGCGCTCATCACCGAAGACGGTGAAAGCATAGAGAGAGATGCCTTAGATGAAGTTGAAGTCATGGGAGTGGTAACCTTTTTTATCAATGGCGCTGCGGCGTTCACAGAAGACAATCCGGTGATGTGATGTTTGCCCTTGTCGATGTGAACTCATTTTATGCGAGCTGTGAGACAATATTCAGACCAGACCTGCGCGGGCGGCCAGTTGTCGTTCTGTCGAACAATGACGGCTGCGTAATTGCGCGTAGCGCCGAGGCAAAGGCTGCCGGGATAGCGATGGGTGAGCCGTTCTTCAAGCAAAAGGAGTTGTTCCGGCGCGCTGGTGTTGTTTGCTTCAGCAGCAACTACGAGCTCTATGCAGACATGTCCAGCCGGGTAATGACCACGCTGGAAGAAATGAGCCCGCGCGTGGAAATTTACAGCATAGACGAAGCCTTTTGCGACCTGACCGGCGTAAGAAACTGCCGGGACCTGACTGAGTTCGGGAAAGAGATCCGCGCGACTATTTTACAGCGGACACATCTCACAGTCGGAGTCGGCATAGCCCAGACCAAGACGCTGGCGAAGCTGGCTAACCATGCTGCGAAAAAATGGCAGCGGCAGACGGGCGGGGTGGTTGACCTCTCAAACGTCGACCGGCAGCGAAGGCTACTGGCGCTTGTTCCTGTGGAGGATGTCTGGGGAGTTGGCCGGCGCATCAGCAAGAAGCTGAACGCTATGGGCATCAAAACGGCGCTGGACCTTTCAGAGCAGAGTACGTGGATTATCCGAAAACACTTTAATGTGGTGCTGGAGCGAACTGTCCGTGAGCTGCGCGGCGAGCCATGCCTGGATCTGGAAGAGTTCGCCCCGGCAAAGCAGGAAATTGTATGCAGCCGATCGTTTGGCGAACGTATTACAGACTATGAGCAGATGCGGCAGGCTATTTGCAGCTACGCTGCCCGTGGAGCTGAGAAGCTGCGCGGCGAGCACCAGTATTGCCGTTTTATATCCGCCTTCGTTAAGACCTCTCCATTTGCCCTTAATGAGCCGTATTACGGAAACAGCGCATCGGTAAGGCTGCTCACGCCAACGCAGGACAGCAGAGACATCATCAACGCCGCGGTAAAGTGTCTGGACAAAATCTGGAAGGACGGTCACCGGTACCAGAAAGCGGGTGTCATGCTGGGCGACTTCTTCAGCCAGGGCGTGGCTCAGCTCAACCTGTTCGACGACAGTGCGCCTCGAGCTGGTAGTGAGAAGTTAATGGAGGTGCTGGATCACATGAACGCAAAGGAAGGAAAGGGCACGCTCTATTTTGCCGGGCAGGGTATACAGCAGCAATGGCAGATGAAGCGTGAAATGCTGTCGCCTCGATACACTACGAGATTTTCAGATTTGCTTGTTGTCCGATAA